GAGCATCGGCACCAGGGTGCGCAGCGTTTCGGCGGCGACGAACTGGGGAGCCAGGCCCTGATTGAGAACGGAGTTGCTCATTTAGGTATGGTATTGGGTGAGATTGGGGGGAAAGGGAAAATTAAGCGACGCCCTTGGCGGTGACAACCTTGGGGGCTGATACTTCCTGACGAATCCGGAAGTTCTGGGACACGCTAAAATCAAAAACGCCTTCGCTGTTCTTTTTCAGGCTTACGGAATAACCGATGCGCGTGGCGCCCTTGTTGGCATTAGCATCGGCAACAATAGCGTCCCAATTAGCGGACAGCAGTTCGGCGATTTTGCCAGAGATAGCGTCAGAGGCGGCCATTTACTTGATGCCGAGGTGCGAGACAATGGCGGCGCGGTTGGCGTTGTAGAACGCCTGCTTCTTGGCCGGGTCCTTCATGGCGCAATACTCGGTCCAGACTTCTTCGGGGGTCTTCTGGATGGCCGAGTCGGCGGCGCTGATTTCGACCGGGGAGACGCCGACGGAAGCGACAATCTTGGCGGCGACCTTGCCGACGGACTCGATCTGTTTGGCGGCTTCGGCCTTCAGGGATTCGGAGGCGGCAAGAGCCTTGGTCAGTTCTTCGACCTTGGCGATGGCGGCATCGCGGTCGGCGATGACGGCGGCGGAGGCTTCGAGCTTCTCGGCGACGGCAGCGTACTCGGAGGCGAGCGTGTCGTTCTTCGACTTCAGTTCGCTCATCTCCTTAGCCATCGCTTCGGCTTCACCGCTCTTGTTGGTGAAGGCGGCTTTAAGGGCCTTGAGGGATTCTTCGAGGGTCATGTCGCTTAGGATTGAGTCAACGCGGCAGTCAAGCGACTCCCCTGGACTTGTTGCGCTTGTGCTTCGACTTGTCGTCCGTGTCTGCGTCCGTATCAACGGCTTTCTCGCCGGCGTCGGCTTCATCGTCGGCCTGTTCGGTCGATGCTTTAACTTCGCCCTCACCGTCCTCGTCATCTTCGCCGTCCTCGTCTCCGTCTTCGGATTTTTTTGATTCACCTTCCTCGCCTTCCTCGCCCTCTTCGCCTTTTGGCTGCGGGGTCACTCCATCGTCCTTCTCGTCTTCGGATTCATCGTCGGCCTTGACCTTGGCCGGAAGTTTGGCGGCGGACGCCTTGAGGACGTTGGCCTTGATGCCAGACAACGCGCGATCTGAAGCCATGCGGGTCGTGCCGTATTCTTCGCCCTCGTCTTCTTCGGCCTCATGGCCGACGCCTTCGGCACATTCCTGGCGCTCGTCGTTCTCTTCATCGGCCTCCATTTGGGCGGCCACGGCCGCGTTGAGGGACTCCATCAGCTCGTCAAAGCCGTTGACCAAGCCGGTGACCATGCCGGCCTCGGCGGCCTTCTTGCCGGAGAACGTCTGGCCTTCCATCGACGCGTCATCGACGAACTCGCGGACGCCTTTGACGGCCATCTTAAACTCGCCGTGGATTTCGTTGACCTCGTCTTGGAGCATCTTGCGCTGATTGGCGTCAAGGGACGTTCCAGGGATGCCGGCGCCTTTGAACAGGCCGGACTTGATGACTTCCATGCGGACGCCTTCCATCTTGTACGCTTCGGAGCAATCGGGGTAAGCGATGTAGACGCCGACGGAGCCGACGGTGGAAGAGCCGGTGGCGTAGAAACCAGCGTTGGCTTGGCTCCCGATCCAGTAAGCGGCCGAGCAACATTCCGAAGCCGTGAAAGAGATGACTTCCTTTTTGGAGTTCTTAATGCGGTTGGCGAGTTCTGGGACGCCAACGGACGTGCCGCCAGGGGAGTCGATGTCAAGGATGATGGTCTTGATAGACGGGTCGCGCTCGCACTCTTCGAGCATCTCTTCGACGTCGGAGATGTCGCAGCATCCGCAAAGGGACTCCAGCTCCGAAAGATTGGAACCAATCACGCCTTTGACCGGGACGATGGCGAACGGCGGGAACTTCTCCAGCGTCTGCTTGGCGCCGAAGATGGCGGAAAGCATCTCGCCCATGTCGGTCATCTTGGCGGACATCGGGATTTCCACGGACGCGCAGCGCTCAAGGAACGCTTCCGCCTGGGAAGGGTTGATGAGCAGCGGGCGCTTGCTCTTGAAATCTTGGGATAAGGAACGCATTTTATTAAAAGGGATTAGGGGTTGTCCTGATTGAACATCGGGGTGAACGGCGCGTTGGGCGCAGCGCCTTCGTGGGACGCCGTCGTCTCGTCGATGTTGCCTTGGGGGTTGGCGGACGGTTCGTAGACCATCGAGACGGGGACGTTGAACTCCTTGGCGGTGTCGATGATGAGGCGGGCGTCGGCCGCGCGGCGGCGAATCTCCTCGCGGGGGTCCATCCCCATCTCCTGGAAGTGATCCGACAGCGTCTTGAGGCCGGCTTGGATGTCGGCGAGGTTGGCGGCGGACTCACGGCCGGCATCTACGGTGACGCGGCGTGGCGTGACCCAGTTGACCTTGGTAAAATTGTCGTTGGCGGGAAGGTCGCCGTTGGAGATGGCCGTGCCGATGACGTAGGCCCAGACAGGCGAAAGCATCCGGGTCTGGAGCATATGCTGACGGGCTCCAAAGGCTCGTTCCGCTTTGCTTACGACCAGGCGAATGGCGCTGCCCCCGATGCCATTTGGGTCCGAGGTAAACTGATACGGAAGGACGCCAGCGGCCGAGTCTTTTTCGAGATATTGAATAAACCCAGTGAACGTAGAGTTTGGTCGATTGCTCTGGAATGACTCAAGCTTTTCGCCAGGGGCAAGAGATAGAATCTTGCCGCCGATGAAGGAGCCGACTTGTTCAGGGTTGTTATAGACTTCTGACGGGTAATCTTGCGGACGCATGCCGAACGCCTCAAAGTCGGAAGCCGATCCGTCAAACTGCGGGTTCTCGCGGGTCAGCGTCCTTGTAATATCCCCCGCTGTTTTCGTTGCGACTTTCTCCATAGAAAGCAGCTCCAGAAGGTCGATTAAATTATTGATGCTATGCTGCATCGGGCTGAAGCCGCGCGCTCCCGAAGCCGTCTCCGGGTGGTAGACGTGCAGGATGCTATTGGACGGGATGAGGCGGGTCGTGCCGTCGGAACGGATGACCATATATCCAACCACGGCGCCGAACTTGTTGAACATCACGCCGTCCCACATTCCATCGGGAACTCCAGCGGCTCCGGCGGACGTGCCGACACGGTGGGATTCGATAAGCTGAATCAGCGGGGAGCCGTCGGTGGCGTACGTCTTGAGAACAAAGATTTCTCCGTCTACATCGACCTTTCGGCAAACAAGCTGCTGGCACTCCCAGAAATTGAAGCGGTTCGTAATCTCGCAAGGGCGGTTGGCCCATTCGGAGAAATACTTTTCGGCCAGTTCGTCCCACGCGGCGTCGCCGCTGGCGGCCTGAGCGCGGATTCCGTCGGCCACGGAATACATCACGTTGTCGGCGACCATCTGACGGACCAGACCGGCATTGACCGACAGCCAGCGCATCTTGCGCGTCAGCTCTTGGCGGTCGAAGACCGTCATGGTCTTCTTCATGTCCGCCGGCCAAGGCGTGTTGATCCACGAACGCTTGTTGGAATACTTGGCCGCCTCGAACTGCGAGAAGATGCCGGAGCCGCCGCCGCCGACATCCGAACGGGCTTTCAACCCTTTCTTGTTGGCGTACGCCTTTACGTCGCGTACGGCTTTGCGTACGGCCTTCTTGATGCTGGGCTTCTTGGGGGCGGACATAAAGGGGTCAGAGTCCTCGGAAGTTCCAGAGGCCGTTGTAGACGCGGACGCGGTCGATGGCCCCATATTGCTGGGGGTCCTTGATTTGCAGCGCGTATCGGGCTTCGATCATTACGGTGTGGACATCAAGAGGCCATGATTTCGACACGCTCGTCCCAGAGTCAGAGTAAGACATCATCGTCTTGCCTTCTTCCAAAAGCGAAGCGGCCCGGTCCACAATCGATTCGATGCGGGCTTGGGATAGGATAAGGAAACAACCTGTTGCTCGACTCGCCATAGGTCAACGCGGCAGTCAAAATGGCAAAGGCCCGCTTCCTCGGATGAGGTCGGCGGGTGCCACCTTCTGAAACCCATGCCCGAGCTGCTTGAAGGCGCAGTGATAAACTGAAGCGGCGTCATGGGGTGTCAAGAGTTGGGGTTTGCAACATCCTCCGACGGCACGGCTTCCTCTCCGACCATTTGCTCCGCTCGGCCGGTGAGCCGCCAAGCCAAGGCCGGGAGAAGGTTGATGACTTCGCAGTCCCAGAAGTGGTTGGCCTTACCTTGCGCGACAGGCTCCCAGATTGGGCGTCCCCCTGGCGTGATCACGCGCTTCTCCGACTGCATTTGGGCGACGTACTCGGACGGGGTGTCATCGGCCTTCGTGTGCCGGCCTTTCTTGATGAGGGTGGACAGCGTGTCTTTCAAGCGAAGGTTGGAAAAGAAGAAGCGCTTGGTTCGCTTGCTGCCGACCGACTCGACCACGGGCGGGGAGTAGGGGCGCAGTTCCGTCTTCATGCCGGCGGGGGTCCGAATCTTCCAGGGGAAGTCGTTGCGTTGGTCACCGCGTGTCGCCACCCAGCCGTTGGCCGCACAAGCCGCCAAGACCATGTCTTGCTGGTCTCCGCTGTCCACGAAGACGTTGGCCGGGTGGACGCCGGCGGCCTTGTGGATTTCGACCAAGTCTTTCCATTCAAAACAATAGCCGCAGCTGTGCATCCGGGACCGACCGTCGCCGGACCAACTTCTGATTACCCAATAAAATCCACGCTTTTGAACGTCACAACCCATGAAACGCATGGGAACAAAAGTGGGGTC